AACAATACCTGAACCACCTGCACCTCCATTTGTACTACCATATCCTGAACTAGCATAAGCACCTGCTCGACCTCCATTACCAGTATTAGCAGCACCTGCTACCCCATTAAAAAAAGATGTATTAATACCACCTGCACCACCTTGTGCATAATTTACAGCACTACCAGTAATAGACGAACTTACTCCTGCACCAGTACTATATCCTGTACCACCTGCACCACCTGCACCACCACCTGCACCGCCTTGGTAACCGCTTCTATTTCCACCTACAAAACCTTGTGTTGGGTTATTAAAAAGATATGTGTTCCAACTACCACTTGAACCTCTACCTGCTTGACCTGCACCTGACCCATAGTCACTAGCTTTTAAGTTAGATGTACTTCCAAATCTGTTTCCATTACCTCCGCCTACTGCTGCAATAGTATCAAATTTACTAGACTGAGCAGGAACTCCTAAATTTCCTGTGCCTACATTTGTAGCACCTGCTGCAACAGTAATACTATATGTTTGACCTAATACAATACCTTTTGTAGCTTCTCCTGCAGCACCACCACCACTATTTTCGCCGCTGTATGAGTTTCTTAATTCACCTGCACCGCCACCACCTGGACCATAACCTCCTGAAAATCCACCTGGACCATGACCTCCACCACCAACTACTAGGTACTCGCATTGAAAAGCAAAATCTTTAATGTACTCATCTTCATCTTTTAAATAATGTATATCAGAAATACTAAAAACACCTGAGTTTGCTGTTTCAGTTTGAGTTGGTGCAGCACCTATCCATTTACCTACCATTATTGAACTCCATATAAACTAGCTTTTAATAATTCCATGTTGCCTGATGTTACATCTATTCTAAAACCAGTTACATCATCAACTAAATCTATAGAACCAACACCTCTAATAAATTTTGTATCGCCCTGATCATCTTCCATATTGGTGTCAATTAAAATTGCAGTTCTCATTGCGCTATTTCCTGCATTAAATATCCAGTAACTTCCTGATAGAGTTTCTTTGCCACCATTACCTTGATTTATTCCTATGTTAATTCTTGTATCTCCTGTTGAGTTACCATTATTAAAAGTGTTATTATCATCTCCTCTTAGTTGATGATATGTATAGTCACTTGTACCTGTAACGCTTCCACCACCACTCATAAATGCCATCAGTCTTACAGACAAATTGTCATTAGCAGGTATTAGTTTAGTAACTTGTAATAGATGTACTTTAAATGTTGTTTCTTCTAAGTTTGTAAAACTTTGTGATGGAGTATTATTAGCACTATAATCAATAGTTTCTAATAAAGTTAAAGAGTTTTTATTACTCCACTCACTAGAACTTTGTAAATTGTTTATTTCATTAAGATCATAAACACCGCTATTAGTACTTCTTTGGTCAGGGATACTACCTATAATTCCAAAATTATTTGGCATGTTGTATCTCCTATGAAGTAATTTCTAATAAAGAAAGTGTCAATTCAAGATCTGAAGCTGCGCCTGCCCATGCCCTTAACTCATCATTTGCTTTTAGTACAAGTTTTCCTCCAATAGGATTTACTGCACTATCAGCAGGAACTGATAAAGTTGAGACTAAAGCTGCTACAGTCGAACCATCATTCATGTCAATGTTAAGATCTGCTGCGTTTGTACCATCAACATTAGCAACTTGGCAATGTATAACAATTGCTGTTTCTAATCCTGATGTGTTAGCTGTATAAACTACAGCGTCTGCGCTATCGCCTAACGCTACATTGACTGTCTTAAATAATTCTGCCATATTCTATTCTCCTAGTAATTAATTATTAACTATCTCCCATAACTATAGCACGAGGTTTTGATCCCGAACCTGTAGAAGTAGTAGATAGACTTCTCATTATCAATCTAAATGCCATTGATTGTCCCGCAGTACCTGTATCAGGTAGTAGATCTAAATCTTCGTCAATAGGTTTATTACCTATTGTATCTATACCTAAACTACCACCTTCTTTAAGAAGTATTAACATACTCATGTTAACCTCCTAAAGCTATTACTAATCCGAGACTTGCTTTTGTAGCAACTTGTCCATCAACGTATGCTTTTATAGATTGTTGTGTAGCAGCTTGTGTTGAACTATTGCTTGCCATGTTATCTTCATCAAGCAAAGTAACACTTTGTGCGTCAACGTAAGATTTATTTGCAGCGTCTGCTGCTGCTGTAGGTGTAGTAAGGTTTGTAATTTTATTATTGTTAGCGTCTAAGTTAGCAGCTAATTTAGGTGTACCTGCTGTACCTGAAGCATAACTTACATCTACTACTTGACCAATTGCGTCAAACATATCTTCGTATACTTGTTGTACAGGGACCATACGCACTACGGAGTTTTGTGGGTGTGATAGTCCTGAAGCTGCTGATGATCCTGTTAAGTATCTGTTATCTGCAGTAGAAGTTACTAATTGTGTAGAAGTAAATGTACCATCAAAAAATACATATTCACGCTGTGTTGCACTATCTGGTTCAATAACTAAATAACAAGGACTTGTTAGTCCTGAAGTAGAAGCTACTGTTGCTGTTGTGTCTGTAGCACCGAATGTACTAGATAGCGTAGTTTCAAACGCATTCCTTGTAAATGTCTCTGCTGCTTTTCTTGTACTTGCCATATTCTAATTTCTCCTGTTTAGTATATCACACACCAAATTGGTGTATTCCCAATCTTCCAATACCAAGCGCACCTAATGAAGTAATCTCTCCAGTTGCAGACGCTTGTCTCTGACCACGTACTTGTATAGTACAAAATACCATAGTAGAACCTAGCTTAGTAATCTCTTGTACAGGTAACGTAACATTTTCTACAATACCTCTAATTATTTCATCTGGTTTAAAAAGTGTTAGCGTTACTGATTTACCTTCTAATTTTTTTACAGCGTCAAATAACTTTTTACCTATACCAGGTATGTTTTTTGCACGTTTACCTGGACGCTCTATACGATCAGAAACGTTAATAGGAATACGTGCAAGTATGTCTTCTGGTTCTGGGAAAGCACGATAACTATATGAGTAAACTTCTGGGCTAGCTGTCCTGCCTGAATTAGAACTTATTGTTAACTTGGGGACTAGCCACCTATTAATAACATTGATCATAGGAACTTCATTGCCACTCTCTGATGTTTCTATTTTAGTTAAAGTCGAAAAACTTGTAGCATTAGGATTTTCTAATGCGTCTAATTCAGTACTAAATTCTGCTAATACGTTAGAACCTGCAGGTATATCGTTAGTGTAAATACGACCACCTATCCATTGTTTGGCTTGTGAAGTATAAAAATCTGCAGCAGGTAGTATTAAATAACCGTCATCAACTAAAGTAGCAGCTTCTTTTATTAAACCAATAGCTGCAACTATAAAAAATAATTTACCATTAGCTATAGCTATACCTGTTACTTTACCTGATGTACCTGTGTAATATATATTTCGTGCATACCCTAGTGTTGGTAAGTAAATAGAATATAGATCTGTTTCTGTTGCGCTATCTATTACACCAAAATATATTTGGTCTCTTGTGTTAAAGAATGCAGTAGGACTTTTATCTACTGTTGTATCGTTGTCTCCAAATTCTTTTATAAGTTGCCTGTCATCAAGTGTATAAAGCACACCATCTGTTGCGATAGTTCCTCTATATACTCTACCTATTTTGCCTCCACCTGATGATGACTGTGAAGTAGAAAAGAAAACAATTCCATTACTTTCAGTCATATCGACTATATCTTCGCCCTCAATAAAAGTTTGACCAGACAATACAAGACCAGAGGTACTGTCATCTTTTATAGCATAAATATATCCATCATCAGAAGCTGCTAAGATTACAGATCCACCGTCTATAACACTTGTCCATAAAGATCCTGATGGTAAAGATTTTATAAGTGGAGGACTGTTTGTACCATCTATCTCGTGTAAGTGTCCGCTTGTGTCTATAGCTAAAACATAATTTTTTATATAAAATAATCCTGTGTATACGTGTGATGAGTGTAAGTTCATAACGTTACTCCAACCACTTGGAATGTCATCAGCGTCAAGTTTTCTAATAATACTATCTGTACCGTCATTTAATGAAACATACAACTCGTGTCCGACTAACACCATTCCTGTTACATTGAAACTTGGACCTGCTGAATAGGGATCCGTAGTTGTCCAAGTATCTCCGCCATCTGATGAATAATGTACATCGTGACCTTGTGATACGTATAAAACATCTTCATGTGATATAAGGTTTTGATAAGCACTAGCGCTAGCTCGTGCAGTAACAGCAGATGTTTCGTTTAATAATTCTATAGAGTATGCTTTACCACTATCATCTGCATTTTTGAAAACGTCTATACCTTTACTATCAAAAAATCTTCTAAAGTCATTTGTTCCTTGCACTCTTTGATGTGCTTGATCTAATCCTGCACCACCAGAAAAATCTGATCTAGCGTATGACTGACCAAACTCTGCTCTAAATTCTTCAGGTACTTGTGCGGTGTTAACCTGTTGCGCAGATAATGGTGCAGTAGTAATAGTTAATTCTCTACCTGGTGCTACTGCTAAACGTAAAAGTATATCAGTAATACCATCAGATATTTGTGCTTGGTATCCAAAAGCTAACGGGTTGGAAACGTTTGACGTTGATGGTAAAGGCATTAGGTAAAACTAATTCCGTATAACTCTACGCCTTGCGGAAATCGTGAACGCTGTTCCCTTCTTGCTCTGTCTAACAATACTCCATAATATCGAAGTAAAGCATTTCTAAGTCTTTCTCCAGAACCAACAGGAACACCTCTTTGTTCTAGGTTTTCTGTTATATAGTTTTGTGTACTTGCGTCAACATCTAACTCTGACAATAACTGTGCTACAGCACCAACCATAACTATTTGCTCGTGAAAATCTTCTAGTCCTGATACAGAATTTAAGTCATCAGTTTCTGCTGATGGTCTTGTAAACTTTGAAGCATATACAACATATACACTCTTACCTGATGTTGGAGAGGTAGGAAACTGTACTGCTGCTTCTGTTGTAGATCCTGCAAAGTCTGTTAATAATTCAAGTGGTACATCTGTATAACTTGTAGTAGTTCCACCAGTTGTACTGTTGTCTATTTTTGCTTGTAAAATTCTTTGTGTTCCTGCAGGCATTTCTACAAATTGTGTAGATGAGGTTGTAAGTGTTGTCTTCTTTACAGCGTATAATGCAGGAAATAAACCAATGACTTGATCGCCAATGGAATTAGTTACGTTTAATCTTGGATACTTAGGTTTAAGAATAATGTCAGTATCTTCTGCATGTTCTGCTGCAGTAGAACCTAACCTACCACGTTCAATTGTTATCTCTCTCGATACTGTGTTGATGTCTTCAACCATAACAAGTTCACTATCAATTTCTAATACTGAACCCGCACCAATAAGTTCTTCTTCTTCTGGTGTAAATAGTCCTTCTTTGTATTGTAAAGTTGTACCAGTTGATGTAAGACCTTGACCATCAGTAATGCTATCTAAGTTAGCAACTTGTGTTAAAGGTTCTTGTTCTTCTACAGGTCGTAAATACTCTCTGTAGGTTCTATCAATTAGCTGTCCTAGTGTAGACATGAATACCTACCTTTAAGCAGTTCTAAATATTAATTTAATTTTTCTGTCTGCAGCTTCTGTTCCGTCTGAAGTTATCCTAAGATAACCACCGCTAGCAAAAGCCCAACCGCTAGGATCTACACGTGTTGCATTACCTGCACTAACTGTGTATGATACCTCTGTGCCGTCAGTCTCTACTACATCAACCCATGATGATCCATCTACTGAAAAATCAAAGGTAATGTTTGAACCAGTCATAGCAGATGGGAATACGATCCCTGCTAAAAGCATGTTATCTACGTTGACTGATGTACTGTTACTTGCGTCATCTGAAATGTCTATTAAAGCTACTTCGCTTTTACTTCTACCGTATACCATATTGTAAATTCTAACATACTCAAAACACCGCTATGGTGGAATAGCGGTGTTTGAGTAATTATTGAATAGGAATTAACCTATTACGTTATCGATCTGACAATGGTATTGTTGTGGACCAAAGTCCATAGCCATTTCCATGTATACAGCTTTAGCAATTCTTGCGTTATCTGCTTGATCTAAGTCTCTAACGAACATTGTTCCATATCCTGGGATATTTAAGAATATTGGTTTAACGAAACTAAGGTCAACGATAAATGATTGCTTAGAACCTGAAATAGTACCTGCTGGTAAGAAGTCAGATAATGCTAGTCCGATTGAACCGAATGGTGTAACGATTGTATCAATGTCAACACCTCCAACATTTCTGTCTCTTGGTAAGATACCATAATTTACAGATCCAACTGTAGCTTTAACGAGTTCCTTGTTAAGATCCAACAACATTGTTGGAGATACAAAGAGAACTGGTTGTTTCATTGGTGCGCCTGCGTCATACAACGCCTTCATACCACTAGCTATGATGTCCCAGTTTAGTTTTTGTGCTGCAGGAGTTCCTGCACCATCATCGTTATTTACTGCAGTTCCGCCTGATAGATCTTGATGTTCTTTCAAACCTCTCATCTGACGGTTGCCTGTTGTACCATCGTTGTAGGAAGCATTGAATGCTGCCCACTCTACTTTTTTAGCTACTGTCTCTAATACTAATTCCATTTGATAAGCAAGCTCATCATTGATTGGGTTAGTTCCTGCTAAAGCTAATGCAGGATCAGAGTTTTTATAGTTGCCCGCTAAGTTGAACGGTACTATTTCTCCAGAAGCAGCTTGTGCAGTATAAGAAATCTGCGCGGCTTCATGGAATATTTGTAAAACACCTTGTTGTGCTGCTCTGCTTCGTCCTGAATAATTAGGCGCGCCGCCTTCGTCATCAGGAGTTACTGCAGAAACTGCCGCATTGTCTTGTGTTTGGAATTGGAAGAATGTGCTGTTTGTAGCAACTCCGCCATTCAAACCACCTGCAGCAGCGAGTAGTGGTGTTCTATGAGGTGTTATTTTAAATAACTCGCCAGTAAAGTTGTTCACGTCACTAGCGACTATTGGATTTGCACCTGATATTGCTGCCATTTTCTACGTCCCTTCTATTTGTAGTTAATTGGTTTATTGATTTTTTTGTTGTTCTTGTAAGGCAATTTTTGCCCTTAGACTATCTCTTACAGAAGTCTCTGGACTACCAATAACGTCTTGCATTTTCTGTGTCCAATCAGCAGGTTGTTGTGCAGATGAGTTCTGTTGTATCTGTTCTAACTTACTGTCACTTTCAGCGATCTTTGCAGCAGCTACTTCGTTGTTCTGCTGTACTTGGGTATCGATGTTATAAGTGTCTTTAAGCCATTGACCTAACTCTGAAGTATTTGGTTTTCCGTCATATAGATCGAAAGCCATTTTACCTGTACCAGAGTTTGGATCTAGTCCAACATCTTTAAACATAGAAGTCTTTACGACATTCTTTAGTTCTTTATTCTCTTGCTCAACTGATTTAAGTTTATCCCTTAAACCTTTAATACCTTCGTTGGTATCGTTGCCGTCCATTATTTGTTCTCCGTTATCTGTCATTTGATAATCTCCATTTCTCACACAATTACACCGTTCTCCAATAAGGTGTGGTACATATTGGGAGTGGTTACATAATTATTATTACATGTTGAATGGGCGCTGTAACATACGCATACAACACCTCTACGAATTAAATACGTGGTAAGGACGTAGGAACCCTTAACCAGAGTGATGATCTATTATTTACTTGGCGGATACTGTCAACGCCAATACAATTAGTATAACACATAAAAACACGGTTAATGATTTTTTTCCTGTTTCTGTTAATATAATTTTATAAGCGTCATTCCACCATGTCCATGACTTGTCAGACTTGTAGTGACCTTTTTTATTTCTAGCACGTACCCATTTAAACATTATTGTTCAACCAATCCAGTTATACCTGCTTGTGTAGCTGCTGCGCCACCTTCTTGCGTAAAGACTGTAGCTTGTTCTCCTTCAAGTCTTGCACGAACTTGGTCTGCAACACCATCTCCAAAGACTTCACTTTCTATAAACTCTGATAAACCAAAGATGTCTTCTCTACCAGTAAACCTGCTAGCCAATCTTTGTAACCTAGGCAACTGTGTCTCTGCTCTAGCTGCTAACTGTTGCGCACCTGTACCTGAAACACCTGCACTAATAAGTCTTTGTGCTTGTTCTGTTGATATAGCAAAGTCTTGTTCTAAGAATGCACCACCAATTTGTGATACTTCAACTCTTTGGTTAATAATATCTGCTGATACATCTTCTGATATAAAGCTAGCAAATATAGCTTCGTCTGTAATATCTTCAGTTGTTGGAAATATATTAGGATAGTTGTTAACGTAGTATTGCTTTACAGCACCAAACTGTGGAAACAATGAGTTGTATGCAACGTTAAGTCTTTCCTCGAATGTTCTAGGTGCTACATCGTTTTCAAATAATGTCTGTATTTGATTTCCAAAATAATCAGGATTAAGGTTGTAATCAGCTAATAAATTAGTGTAATCTTCATCAATCTTAATATAATCAAGTTCTGGTGTTGGTGTATCAATACGTAAAGTTTTACCATCTTCTCTAAAAATTCCAGGAAACTTATCTTTATATGCTTGTGTAGTTCTTAATACACGCAATGCTTCTTCTTCGTCTCCTCCATTTGTATTAAACTCTTGTAAGAAACCTTCAGATAACTCTGGACCTAACCATGGGTAATTAGTTTCTGCGTATGCTTGTGCGTCAAATTCTTCTACTGGATCTCCAGGTACTTCTACAACTGGACCAGGTAAAGGTGGTGGATCTGTTTGTAAACCTTGAAGTTCTAATTCTAGTCTTCTACGTTCTTCTTCTAGTCTCAACCTTTCTGCTTCTAATGCTGCTTTTTCAGCTTCTAAAGGATCTATTATACCGTTTTCATCTTCTTCTACAATAGGTGGTTCTGTTGTTTCTGGTGGAGTAAAAGCAGGTTCTGTTATTCCTCCTGCTGCAGCTGCTGCACCTGCACTCTGTTCTCTAAGTCTTTCAAGATTATCTACAGTTGGTTCTTCAAAATTTACCTCTGGTTCTGATCTAGGTGCTGATCTAGGAGGTGCCATTACCCCATCAATCATAGGACTAAGTTGTGCTAATCTACCTAAGATACTCATGCAAACCTACCTCCGCCTGTTGCTCGTTGACCAGGTGTACCAAACTTACTTTCCATTCTTGTCTGCAATGTATCACGATATGTTTGTGTACCTAGTTTTGCAGCTTCCTCAAACGCTATATCTTCTCTTTCCTTAACGTCATTAGTAGCCATAAATCTTTGCCATGCTGATGATGTTTCATCTGGTAACTGTCCAGTAACTGTATTCCATTGTTGTCTAAATGTACCTGAAGCAGTTGCATAATTCTTTACTGCTGTTCCTTTAAATTGTGTATATTTGTTTTGGAATGTTTCCTCTAACTGTGGAATAAAAGTTTCGTTATACCAAGTTGGATTAGCTTCTGCTTCTTTAGCTATAGATTCTACATCATAAAATTCTGTTTGCCCAGGTCCTAAAACGTTCTCAATATATTCCGCAATATCTCTTGTCTTTAATATTACATCAAAAGATTGTCCTGTAAGTACTGCTTGTACTTCTGGATCAAGTGTATATCTTATACGTTCATTAACCATCTTGTCTAAAATATTATTTAACTCTGTAGTGTCAGAGATTTTACCTGACTGTAACAAGTTAGTAAGACCTGATACTACGTTAGGGTTTATTGTTTGCACCCCTCTGTTAACCATACCGTCAACAATAAGCTGTTGGTTTGTAACAGATTGTTCTGCATATTTAGCAGGATCTGAAGCGAATAGTTCTGCTGCTTGTCTTTGACTAGGTGGTGTAGTTCTATACCAATTAACACGTTGTAAGTCTGCAGTACGTACCGCTTTACCCTCTAACGCATTCTCTATAGCTAATGCTAAAAAATCTAAGTTACCTTCATCATCTTCTGACAATATCCATGGGCTATACTTTGCTTCTTCTTGTAATGCTTCTACTAAATGATCATAAGGTTCTGCACCTGCTTCTGCTTGTGAGAATAACAATTGGTTAGCATTACCAAAATAAAAACTGTTGTTGTACTCTTGTCCTGTAATAGCTGATGAACCTTCTATAACATTCATACCACTATCTACTACAACGTTTGCTACTAAGTTATTTCCTGCTACTTTTTCTTTTACTGCGTTCCAATCTGATATTTCATAACGCCATGTAAATTTACCAGATGATCCTTCAAACTCTGGTATTTGTGCAACGAGGTAGAACTTACTACCAAATTCTGTAATTTCTTCCCATATCTCGAAGTCTTTAGATATAGTGTTTATGAGTTTATTTGCTGTTTTTTCTTGTGTCGCCATTATACAAACTTTCCGCTGAACGTTCTCTTTATTCTATCATACATGTCTGGCTCACTCACTTCATTATTTGCTGTTGGAATGTTGTATGTTTTTTCTAATTTATCTTTTAGTTCTTGTTTGCTTTTTTCTTTTTGCTCTAATGCTTCTTTATATCTATTGTTTGTAGTTGTAAATCTATTGTAACCGTATGGACCTACTTGTTCTGGTGTCTGTGATTTAAACTCTTGTTCTTTATTTTCATCAACTTCTACAGTATCTACTGTATTCATAGGTGTATCTTTTTCAGGTTCTTTAACTTCTACATCATCTTCTGGTGTATCTTCAATTACTTCTTCTTCGTCTGGTTCTTCTGGTTCGTATATACCATCAAGATACTCTCTTTGCTCTGCAAGTCTTTTAATAATACCCTCTGACTGATTACCATATAACTCAACAGTTTTTGCATGTGCCTTATCAAAGTCTCCTATTAATAAGTTACCTGTGATATGTGCATGGTTTAATCCAGTCTTGTTAAATGCTGTAATTACTAGATAATCATAAGCACTATCTTCTAATTGATCTTTTTCAAACTTACCAAATCGTTCTATAAACTTAGGTAAAGCTATATGTCGTTCAACTCTTGCATTAACAACTCTTTGTGTTTCTGTAAGATCTGCCTCAAACAATTCATTAGCTTGTTCTTCTGTTATCTCTTGACCTACTAAATCTTTTACAGCTTGTTTAGATCCACTTAATGTACCAGTATGACCATAACCAATAGTCAAAGTTCCTTTTATATCTGTTCCCTCTACATAAGGTACTGGTGGATACTGTGCCATGTCATCATATACGAAAAGCACAAGTTCTTCTTTATCCTTAATGAACTCTATTCCACCTTCTGTAATCTCTAGGTTCTTATCAACCACTACTTGCCAACCTGGACATAGCGTCAACAGTACTAAATAAGTAGCTAAGATCATTACGTTCCTTTGTAGCTTGTTGCGTAGCTTGTACTTCTGCGCCTAATACAGCGTCAGCATACTCACTAAGTTTAGCGTCTGGTGTCTCTGGTACAACTAAAGTCTTGTCTGCACCTGGAAACATACGTTGTGCTAGATCATAATTCTTGTTATAATCTGCAACTGCTGTTTGATAATCTCTACTAGATTGTGTATAAAAATCTGCGAATGCAACCATCTCTGCTTCTGATAATTCTCTGTTTATACCAATAGCATTTAACGCACCATCAACTTCTGCTTTAATTTGTGTTGGACTAGGTTCAGTATATACCTGTGGTAATAACGGAGGTCTCTTGTAAAGTCTTTGTTTTTCTTCTGCTAAGTGTGTACCTATGTCAGTAAGTTCATAGTTAGAAGCAGTCATAGCTGATAACATTGCAGCTTGACTATTACCACCCCATGTACCTTGTTCAAAGAACCAGTCATCATAACTAAGATAACCTGCTTGTAGTAAGTCTGTTTGTACTTGCACACGTTCTTGTGGCAACATGTTAAAACCTATTTGTATATGGTCTTGACCACCATATCTACTTGCTGCGTCTTCTGCACTAAGTGTTATTGTTTCTGCTGCTAAATCTCCTGGTGTTA